AGCGCCGATACCCCCGAAGAGGCGCGCCGGATTTTATAGGGTGGTATAAGAAACGAGGTGAATATGGGTAAAGCTACAGAATACACGCGGGTGGCGGTGGATAAACTGATCCCGTATGTAAATAACGCGAAACAGCACAGCGACAGTCAGGTCACGAAGATCGCGTCCAGCATCCGTGAGTTCGGGTTTCTGAACCCCGTGCTGATCGATGCCTCGTATAACGTAATTGCGGGACACGGGCGCATCCTTGCGGCGAAGAAGCTGGGGCTAAGTGAAGTGCCGTGCTTATTTGTCGAGGGGCTGACGGATGCACAGCGCAAGGCGTACATCCTTGCAGACAACAGACTCGCAGAGCTTGCGGAATGGGATGACGAACTTCTGCAAGGCGAGATGGAATGGCTCCAAGAGGCTGGCTTCGACATGGCCGATTTCGGTTTTGAAACAGAAGGGCCCGAAAAAACGCCGGAAAGAAAATACCAAGACGGGAAAAAGGGCGTGCTGGCGAGCAATTTCGTTGCACCGCCATTTTCTATCCTTGATAGCCGTCAAGGTTACTGGCGCGCGCGAAAAGCCGAATGGCACGACATTCTCCCGGACAGCAGGCGAGGGAGAGCGGAGGAACTGCTCGGCGGAGGCCTAAAAAGTCTCGCCCAAAACACCGGCTTTATGACGGCTACCGGCACTTCGGAGTTCGACCCGGTGTTATGCGAAATCATATATCAATGGTTCTGTCCTCCTTGCGGCAAAGCGATAGACCCGTTTGCCGGCGGCCATATTCGCGGAACAATCGCCGACGTCCTCGGGCTGCAATATACGGGGATCGAGCTTCGCCAAGAGCAAGTAGACGCAAACAATGAAATCAAGGCGGAGTGCGGAATAGCCAGCGCAGAATGGATATGCGACGACTCCTTGAACGTATCAAAATATATTAAAGACGAGACAGCGGATTTAATACTGGCGTGTCCCCCATACGCCGATTTAGAGGTATACAGCGACGATCCTCGCGACATATCGAATATGGATTATGAGGATTTTCTAAAAACATATACGGAAATCATAAAAAGGTTTATTCCGAAATTAAAACAAAATCGCTTCGCCGTCTTTGTTGTCGGTGACGTGCGAGACGAGCAGGGCTTTTATCGCGATTTCATATCGGACACAAAGCGTGCGTTCATTGAAAACGGAATGAAACTGTACAACGAGATTGTGCTAATTGAGTCCGGCGCTACGGTCGCGATGCGGGCGGGCGCTTTCAAGGCAACCCGAAAAACAGTCAAAATGCACCAAAATGTGCTTGTGTTTTATAACGGAGAACTTGAGGCTATGGACAAGCGCGTTCTCGTTTTCTACAAAGGCAACCCCAAAGAGATTAAAAATCTGGATCTCAGTAACGAACCGCTATTTTCCCCATCGGAAGACAAAACCACCAAGACGGCGGTAAAGGAGATTGTGGCCGCGGCAACGCGGTGCGCGGATACCGAGGAAGTGATTGGTTACTAACATGGAAGACATACAAGAAAATCTCGAAAAAAGGGCAGCACAAGAGCGCGAGAGAATAACGAGAATTCTAAAAGAGGCGGACGTTTCTGAACGCAGGATCAGCGCGTTGAAGCCGGTCATCGAGAACGTGTCGTGGATGCGGGCAAAACTTGATGACTCGCGGCAGCTGATAAAGCACAGCAACATCGTCGTGCCGTATGACAACGGCGGCGGTCAGAAGGGCATCCGAGAAAATCCCGCGTTCAAAGGCTACGAGGCACTATGGAAGGCATATATGCAGGGCATGAACCGCATACTTGATACGCTGCCTCCCGAAGAGATACAAGAGGCGGTCACTCCCGACATCAGACCGCAGACCGTACTTGATACGATACGGAACAAGCATAGCAAACCATGAGAGGAAGTCAGGAACCGCGCATAAAGGTCGAGCCGCAAAGGACGTCAACGGACGGAACCGATGCGGCTGTTTTGATGGCTGAATACGGTTATCAGCTTGACGAATGGCAGGAGCTTGTGCTCGATTGCTGGCTCGGTCGGGACGAGGCCGGCAAATACAACGTCACATCGGCGGGACTCAGCTTGCCACGGCAGAACGGCAAGAACGTCTGCCTCGAGGCTCGAGAGTTTTTCGGCTTGGTGGTGAATGGCGAGAAGATACTGCACACGGCGCATCAGGTGCGCACGAGTAAAAAATCATTCCGCAGGCTTGCGGCGATGTTTACCGACACAAAGCATCCCGAGGTAACAGACCTTGTAAAGGCGATAAGATACACCAACGGCGAGGAGTCGATAGAACTGCTGAACGGCGGCACCATCGAGTTCTCGGCGCGAAGCAGACAAGCCGCGCGAGGCTTTGACGGCATCAGCCTCGTTGTATATGACGAGGCCCAGGAGCTGACCGACGATCAGGTCGAGGCAATAATGGCGACGCTGTCGGCGAGTGCGACCGGCACAAGGCAACTCATATACACGGGGACGCCTCCGTATCCGGGCTGTCCGGGCGACGTATTCAGGCGCAGACGCACAGCCTGTATCGACGAGCCGGGCAAGCATGATTGCTGGCACGAATGGAGCGTCGCGGCTGACGGCATAGCCGAAATAAACGTCGCGGACAAGGGCTTGTGGTACATGGCGAACCCCGCGCTGGGCATCAGGCTCGACGAGGAGTTCACAGCCGAGGAAATGCGGTCGATGTCGAAAGACGGCTTTGCCCGCGAGCGCTTAGGCTGGTGGACGCCAATCGTCAAGCATGAGCTCGATTATGCGATAGATAAGGACGTGTGGGAGGCTTGCAAATCGACAGAGCCGAAACCCGAGGGCAAAACGGCTTACGGCGTCAAGTTCAGCGCTGACGGCTCGACCGTGGCGTTATGCGGTGCGGTCATTCCTGACAATGGTACGGCGCGCATCTCGCTGATAGAGCAGAGACCGACCGGGCACGGCATCGGGTGGCTCGCAGACTGGCTGAACGCAAGATATAAAAAAGCATCCTGTGTAGTCATAGACGGGCGCAACGGCGTCGATGTGCTTGTGGAGCGGATCAGCGACACATGGCGCATCAAGGGGTCGATCATCAGACCGACGGCGCGTGACATGATAGCCGCGACCGGAACGCTGACCAATGCGCTGAATGAGCGGTCGGTCACTTGGTTTCATCAACAGGAGGCGCTGAACGACAGCGCAACAACATCGGTAAAACGCGCACTCGGCGGCGGCTGGTGCTTCGGAGGGGATAATTCGACCCCGATCGAGGCGGCATCGCTGGCGCTGTGGGGCGCTCAGAATAGTAAGAGAAACCCTAACAAGCAAATGCGAATCGGATAATAAGGGGTAAATTTAATGGTTTTAAGCATTGCACCTGAGAAGGTAAGCGGACTCGGAGCGGTCGAAAAGAAACAGCTTTCACAGCTCCTGACGGTCTACAAAAACGCAATTATCAAGAACGGAAAGAAAGACAGGTATTACGAGGGCAAGATCCCGCTCAGCGAGGTCAATCTCGGCATAGCGCTCCCGCAGGGTTTCAGCGGGCTCGAGATCGGCTGCGCGTGGGGCGCAAAGACGGTTGATGTACTTGCAGGGCGCTCAATGTTTGACGGATTCGTCGGAACAAACGGCGAGGAAGTCGACGAGCTGACACAGATAGTCAGAGACAACAACCTCATCGCAGAATATCCGAAAACGTGCCGTGACGAGCTAAAGATCGGATGCTCATTCGCGACTCTGTCAAGAGACGACAAGATCGGCTGTCGCATCCGTTTCCATTCAGCAAACTCAGCGGCTGCCGTATGGGACGGAACGAAGGGGCGCATCGCCTATGGTTTCGCGATAACCGACACGACGCCTGACAATGATAGCGGTTCATGGACGCCGTCGATGCTGAATCTGTACACGGACGAGGCAATTTGGGTCCTGACGAGGAGCGGCAAAGAGTGGTCAGCGAAAGAGTTCAAGCACAGGATGGGGCGTCCGCTTATGGAACCGCTTATATGGAATCCGACAAGCGCAAAGCCGTTCGGACAGTCCCGCATCAAGGAACCTATCCGCAGACTCATTCAGGGCTACGTGAGGACCATCGCGAACGCAACGATTGGGCTTGAGTTTTCCACAGCTCCGCAGAAGTATCTGCTCGGCGTAACAGACGAACAGTATGATGCGGTAATCAATCAGAAGTTCAAACAGTATGTCGGAAACCTTCTCGCGTCCACGGTCAACCCTGAGACGGGCGAAAAGCCGACATTCGGTCAGCTGCAACAGGGCAACATATCTCCGCACGTAGAGATGCTCCGGATCCTTGCTACACAGTTCAGCGCAGCGACAGGCCTGACGGTGACTGATACCGGCGTGGTCAACGATGCAAACCCGACAAGCTCGGACGCAATACTGGCACAGTCGCAGACTCTTGTCAGTATGGCGGAACAGTTGAACAACAGCAACGGCGACTCGCTCCGCGTCATTGGCATGATGGCGCTCGCGATCGCAAACGGAACTACGCTGGACGCTCTGACCGACACGCAGAAGAATATCGTCGCCCATTTCAAGAATCCGGCAATGCCGTCTGTCGCGGTAACGGCTGACGCAGCGATCAAGATCGCATCGGCTCGCCCGGAATTTGCAAATACTGACACATTCCTCGAAATGATTGGGTTTGACCAGGCGGACATCAGACGCATCAAGGCGCAGGAACAGAGGGAGCGAGGGCTTCAGGTTCTCGGGGAGCTTGAATAATGGCAACCGTATCAAGAAGGGCATGGAACAAATACATCGCGGATCTTCGCAAAATAAGCGACAAGGCGGCTGACGAGGCTGAGAAGTACATTAAAACGCACTCGATTATGTCGCCCGCTGAAATGCAGAGGTTCATCGAGTACGCATACGCGCTCGCGACGAAATACGGCGAGGCGGCGGGTGCGCTTGCCTGCGAAATGTATGACGCGCTTGCGGCGCTGTCGGGCGCAACAGTCCCTCCGGCGGTACCGGCGCAGACCGCGACATACGGCGACATAGCAAAAGCGGTTTACGGCACGTTTTTGCAGAATCCCGAGATCACATCAAGCGCCATCGGGCGGCAGGTCAAGCTCGTGGGCGTCGATACGATGCAGCAGAACGCGCTCAGGGATGGCGCAGAGTGGGCGTGGATACCATCGGGCGACACTTGCGCGTTTTGTCTGACTCTCGCATCAAGGGGCTGGCAGAGGGCATCGAAGAACGCCATCAGGAACGGGCACGCCGAGCACGTCCACGCAAATTGCGACTGCACATACGCGGTGCGATTCGACAGCGGTCTCGACGTGGAAGGGTACCATCCGCAGGAATATCTCGATATGTATAACAACGCCGATGGGAATACGCCTCAGGCGCGAATAAATGCCCTCAGACGCGAGTTTTACGCAAAGAACAAGGAAATCATCAACGAGCAAAAGCGGAGCGCATATGCCAAAAGAATTGAGCGCAACAGTTCCGCAGCTGAAGAACTCAACGTTGATTAGAGGAGTCGTAAGGCTCCTTTTTTCATATACAAATTTGCCCGGCAGGGCGTAAAGCAGTGCAACCGAACGAGATGCGACCTCGTAAAAAGCGTATCGGAGAAAGGAACCAATATGAAACGCACAGACATCACAAGCCTCTTCCCTGAGGCAACCGACGACCAGATCAATGCGCTGATGAGCATTAATGGCAATGACATCAACAATGCAAAGAGAGGGGTCGAGGAACTTCAGACATCACTCAAAGATGCGCAGGACAGGCTGAAAAGCATGGAGGACAACAGCACGGCACTTCAGGAGGCCATCGACAGAGCAAACGGTCTACAGTCAGAACTTGACTCAATGAAGGCAGCTGAAACGCTCCGCGCTACAAGAGAAGAGGTGGCGAGGTCGGTCGGCGTACCAGCTCACTTGCTGACAGCCGAAACGAAGGAGGACTGCGAGGCACAGGCAAGGCAGATTCTCGAGTTTGCCAAGCCGAGCAAATACCCAAGCGTTCCAGACGGCGGTGAGCCTATTGGGAATCCACAGAAAGCAACGCGCGATCAATTCGCAGAATATTTTAATCAGGTTTTATAAAGGAGACTAAAACAATGGCAGGAGTACCAACCAACAGAACAAACATCTCACTTCCACCGGAAGTCGCGGCTGAAATCCTCGCAAAGACACAGGAGGCATCCGCGGTAATGAGCCTCGCAAGACAGATCCAGCTGCCGGGCAGAGGCGTATCCATTCCAGTTATCACTTCAGATCCTGAAGCTGCATGGGTAGGCGAGACCGATGCAAAGCCAGTCTCGAACCCAAGCCTCAGCACAAAGGTTATGGAGCCTTATAAGCTGGCTGTTATCGTTCCATTCTCAAACGAGTTCAGAAGAGATGCCGCAGCTCTCTATGATGAGCTGGTTCGCAGACTCCCACTCGCACTTGCAGCTAAGTTCGATGCAACAGTAATCGGCGCAGTACAGGCTCCTGGAAGCAACTTCGACACATTCGCAGCAGCAACTGCTCAGGTTATCGGAACAAACACTTATGACGGACTCGTTGCGGCAGACACAGACATCGCTACACACGGCGGTATCCTGAATGGTTTCGCACTGTCCCCACAGGGCAAGGGCGTACTGCTCGCGGCAAAGGACGGAACCGAGAGACCGCTCTTCATCAACAGCGTAGCTGAGGGAGCTATCCCAATGGTTCTCGGCGCGCCTGTTGCAATCAACAAGGGCATGTACAACGCAACCGGAAAGGTTCTCGGCGTTGCCGGCGACTGGAGTCAGGCAATGTATGGAACAGTTGAGGGCGTAGTAATCGACTACTCCAGCGATGCAACCCTCACAAGCGGCAACACAACAATCAACCTGTTCCAGCAGAATATGTTCGCAGTAAGAGCAGAGATCGAGATCGGATTCCGCGCCGATGTAAGCTGCTTCAACAGACTGACCGAGGAATAATCCGAACGTGGTCAAAATGATCAACAGGCTTCTCGGCTCTGTGATGTGGGTCGCGGATGAGAGAGTAGATGAGTATATATCGGCCGGTCACAAGCTGGCCGATACTACTCCGAAAACCACTAAAGAAAAGCCGAAGAGCAAGGCAAAGAAGAAAGTAAAGTGAGGTGGCTCAGATGGCATACGCAACAATCGCAGACGTTCAGAGCAGAATGACGAGACAAATGTCGAGCACGGAGCAGGGCGTCTGTCAGAATTTGCTGGATGATGCCGCACTCATTATCGACGCATACAACCCGAAGGCCGAAATGGATAAGAAGCAGCTTGTTTCGGTCCGCATGGTCCTGAGGGCGGTCGGAGACGGTACAGACGCCGGCATCCCGATGGGCGCAACGCAGGGCTCGATGTCCGCGCTCGGCTACTCGCAGAGCTGGACGATCGGCGCGGGCTCATCCGGGGAACTTTATCTCGGCAAGCTCGAGAAGAAGCTGCTCGGAGCAGGCAACCGCATCGGATCATACAGTCCCCTTCAGGGCGGCAAAACGGAGGCGGGCATATGCGAGGAATAACAGTCACTCTTTATGAAAAATCGTTTACCGGATACAACGGCTTTGGCGAGCCGACTTACTCGACCACACCTGTACAGGTGGACAACGTGCTCGTTGCTCCGGTCTCATCTGATGACATCGTAAACGACTTCACGCTGTCGGGCAGTAAAGTGGTTTATCAGCTTGCGATCCCTAAGGGCGATACTCACGAATGGCGCAACGTGGACGTTGAGTTTTTCGGCGAGAGGTTCCATACGTATGGCAAACCTACCGAGGGTATCGAAGCATTAGTGCCGCTTTCGTGGAACAAGAAAGTGTATGTGGAGCGATATGAGTAAGGTCAAGTTCAAACTGGACAAGGCGGGCGTGAGGGAACTCCTCAAGAGCGAGGGCGTAGTCGGCGAGTGCAGAAGGCACGCAGAGGCGACATACGCATCAGCAAGCGGCAGCGCGAGTGGATACGTACTCGAGGAGAGGCGTTACCCGGAGCGCAGCGGCTTTGCAGTATATGCGGCTGAATACCCCGCCATATCCGACAACCTCAAGAACAACACCTTGCTGAAGTCTCTCAAGTAAGGCGGTATGAAATGATAGAAAAAATCATATATGACTACCTGAACGATCAGGGCTTCTCCGCTTATATGCAGAAACCGGAAAACCCACCAAGCGAGTACGTCCTGATTGAGAAAACAGGCAGCAGCAGAACAAACTACATAAACACGGCTACGATTGCACTTCAATCGTATGCCGGTTCTTTATATTCGGCATCTTTGCTGAATGAATCGGTCAAGGCGGCAATGGACAACATCATCGCCCTTGACGACATATGCGATTCACAGCTTGACAGCGATTACAACTTCACGGATACGACCACGAAGGAACACCGTTATCAGGCTGTGTACGATGTAACTCATTATTAACGGAGGAAAAGCAATATGGCAAATACAGCGGCTAACGTCAGCACCGGTAAGGGTCAGATAGGTGGTTATGCGTTCATCGCACCAACTACAGCGACTATGCCGACGGATGCTACAACGGCTCTTGACGCTTCTTTTCTCGGTCTCGGCTACATCTCTGAGGACGGCATCACAAACGCCACCGAGAGGGACAGCGAGAGCATTCCAGATATGAACGGCAACACAGTCGTCACTATTCAGACAAGCCACAGCGAGACATTCCAGCAGACCTTTATTGAGGCTCTGAACGTGAACGTGCTCAAGATGGTTTACGGCGACAGCAACGTTACCGAGTCACAGGGCGCCATCACGATCGGCGTGGACGGCAAGGAACCTGAGGAGAAAGCGTTCGTATTCGAGCTGATAATGCTCGACGGCAAGAAGAAGAGAATCGTCATTCCGAGAGGAAAGCTCACAAAGGTGGGCGATGTGGTTTACAAAGCATCCGAGGCTATCGGATACGAGACAACCATCGAGGCTCTTCCGGATGCAAGCGGCAAGAAGCATTACGAGTATGTCAGCGCATAAGCGCGGAATGAGGTGAAGGTATGAAAACAGTCAAGTTGACGAATGGTTTCGAGGTAAAGGTGGAGCCGGACGAGCTCAACGATATGTACTTCGTCGAAGCCCTTGCGGATATCGAGTCGGATGTACTCGCGCTCCCAAAGGTGATGAAGATGATGCTCGGAGATGAGCAGAAGAAGGCTCTGTACAAATCCCTCGAAGATGAGAACGGGCGCGTGCCGATCGAGGCGATAACAGACGCTATCACCGAGATAATGACGAAAGCGGGCGAAGAATCAAAAAACTGATTATCCTCGCCGGTATGATCAGTCGTGACGAGAACGCGCTTATATGCGACTTGGCTGAAACATATCAAATCTACGACTATAGGTCGCTGCCGGTCAAACTGGTGGCGACCTTAGCAGCCGGTCTGAGGGAAGATTCACGAATTAAGCTAAAAATGGCCGGACTCAAGGGCGATATGAAAGAGATACTGCTCGCAACCATCGCCGACGGGATCCGGTATTCATTATACGTGTGGGGTGGAGGCAAGGGCGATGCTCCTGAGCAAATAACACCAAGCTACTACCCACCGAAAGAGAAAAAGAAAGAATACCAGAGCTTCTCGACGCCAGAGGAGTTCTGGAACGCAATGAACAACATTACAGGAGGACACTAATGTCAACTGTTGGAACCGCATATGTGCAGATAGTGCCATCAGCGAAAGGCATAGGCGGAAGTATATCGAGTATGCTCAGCGGTGAGGCGACATCTGCCGGTACTGCTGCCGGTGGATCCATCGCAGGAGCCATCAAGGGCGTACTGCTCAAGGCGGGAATCGGCGTCGCAATCACAAAGGGCATCAAGGCGAGCATGAGCGAGGGAGCGGCACTTCAGCAGTCGTACCTCGGTGGACTTGATACGCTCTATGGTGAGGCGGCTGAGGCGGCAAGGAACTACGCAAGAGAGGCGGCTGCTGCGGGCATCTCGATGAACAGCTATTCAGAGCAGGCCGTATCATTCGGTGCGGCTTTGAAGAATGCCTACGGTGGTGACACTACGAAGGCCATCAAAACTGCGAACACAGCAATCACGGATATGGCCGATAACAGTGCGAAGATGGGTACTGATATTGAGTCTGTTCAGATGGCGTATCAAGGTTTCGCGAAATCAAATTATACGATGTTGGATAACTTAAAACTGGGTAGACAGTACCAAATTGCTCAGTATAAACCACGTGAAAACGGTGAAACTCTTGCGCTTGTTGCGTAAGACAATACCGTGCTAAGCACATATCATTGACCTCGCGCCTCGTATTTGGTATAATAAAATAAAAATAGGAAGTACGAGGTAGCACAATGAAATGGGTAAAAATTAGCAGAAATTCAAACTATTCAATCAATGAACTCGGTGAAATCAGAAACGATTCAACTGGGAGAATTAAATCTGCGTTCGTAAATCCGGCTAATGGATATCTGACAGTAGACCTTTATAAGGACAACAAGTCCCAAAAGGTCACGGTTCACAGATTGCTCGCAGAGGCATTTATCCCAAACCCCGAGAACAAACCTTGCATCGACCACAAAGATGGCAACCGACAGAATAACGCCTTGTCGAATCTACGATGGGCGACGTATTCCGAGAACAACTCGAGATTTAAAACCAACGGCGTTAGAAGCGAGCGCATAAAGGTGGAACACTATACTGAAGTTCGCAAGAAGCGCGGCGGTGGGCACGAATCATGGGGTGACATCGACAACGTGATGTTTTTCAATAAAATCGCGGATGCTGCGGAACACTTTGGATGTTCGCAAGGCAATCTGACGATTATGTTGAAAGGCGGGCATATTGGAAGGCGCGGGAAAATGCGAGGATATAGATTTGAATATTGCAAATGATATGTGAAAGTGTAACGACTATCGAAACAGAGAGAGCATCCAACAGGGTGCTTTTTTAATGGAGTAGAGTACACCCAAGCGGGTGGAAGTGCGCGGCAGTCGAAAGACTGAAGAGATAGTCTGACCTATATGGTGACATATAGCAGTTCATAAGAGAACGGCACGAGATTAGCGAACTCGTGTGAACATAAATGTATGGTGGTACGAAAACAGAAATGGAGCGACTCCTGGCGGACGCAGAAAAGCTGACAGGCGTTAAATATGACATCAACAACCTCGGAGACGTCTACGACGCTATTCACGTCATACAGGGCGATTTAGGGCTCACGGGCGTGGCGGCAGATGAAGCGGCAACGACTTTCAGCGGTTCACTCAATGCGATGAAAGCGTCGGCGCAGAACTTCTTCGGCAGTCTTGCGCTCGGTGAGAATGTCAGCGCGTCACTCAGTCAGCTTATGACAGCGGCGAGCGCGTTCTTCTTCGGGAACTTCATACCGATGCTGGGCACGATCATCAAGTCGCTCCCGGGCGCGATATGGACGTTTATGAGCCAGGGCGTTCCGATGCTATTGTCGAACCTGCTGAAGCTGGTCACAAGTGTAGCCTCGAGCGTTCAGAGTCTCGCGAGCAACATCAGCGGGGCAAAGGTAGCTGCGTGGGCATCCACCATGATACCGAAGGTTCTGTCGGCAGCTGCCAGCGTGGTCGGCAAGTTTGCAGTCGGACTTCTGAAGAATCTGCCAAAAATCGTTATAGCAGTCGGCAAGATCGGGCTCGCAATCGTTAGGGGGCTCGGCTCTGCTCTGTGGGGAAAAGTCACGGCAGCGGCAAACGGCATCAAGGAAAGATTCCTGAGACCTATCGAGAGCCTTCGAGATAGAGTGCGCGGGATCATAAACAAAATCAAAGGCTTCTTTAGGTTCAAGGTCGGACACCCGCACATTCCACTCCCGCATTTCGCGATATCGCCGGCAGGGTGGAGACTCGGGGACCTGCTTAAAGGTGTAAGGCCGTCGCTTAGCGTCAGATGGTACGCAAAGGGCGGTATTTTTGATGAGCCGACCATCGCGGGTATTGGTGAGCGCGGTCCTGAGGCGGTAGTGCCTCTGAATAAGTTCTGGGACAAGCTCGACAAGATGCAGGGCAATACGATCAACATACCGGTAACGATTTACGCGAGCGACAGGGACAACGCGGATGAGATAGCCGCAAAAGTCAAGCGGGCGCTCATACAAGAAGTAAACGGAAGGAGGCTCGCATGGCAGTAATAGAGCACAGCATCACTTTCGGCGGAGTAAATTCCGCCGATTTTGGCATTTTTATTTACGGAGACGGCTCGTTCGATGCACCTAAAAGGGCGGTCGAGATAGTATCCATTCCCGGCCGCAACGGCGAGCTTGCGATGGATAAAGGGTATTTCGAGAACATCGAGGTGACATATCCTGCATTTTACGATGGCGACAACTGGACGGACTTTGCACAGCAGATTGCGAATTTCAGAAACGCGCTCTGCTCTCAGTTCGGGTACCAGAGGTTGGAGGATACATTCAACACCGGCGAGTACCGAATGGGCACATACAAGGACGGGCTCGAAGTGGACTTGGTGAAGTATAACTCGGCAGGGCACTTCGATATCACATTCAATTGTATGCCGCAGCGGTTCCTGACGGACGGCGAGAATCCGATCGAGATATCTTCCGGTGACGTTGTGACGAATCCGACGCTATTCGAGAGCAAACCACTCCTCGAGGTGCTTGGATACGGGACTATCAACATCGGCGGTGATGCCGTGGAGCTCGAGAACATCGCGCTCGGCGAGGTAGTTATAGGGACTAATCGAGGAGGCATCTTTTGGGGAGATAGCCTGACGAGAAACTATTGGGTTCAGCTTGACTCGTCTCTGTTTAATGCTGGGGATGCGGTAACAACTTCTCCCTTCCGCGTGTCAATTAATTACACGCCAATATCAGGCATAACTCTAAATTCTTGCTCTGTATCGGCAAAGGACGACGGAATGTGGGTGACGGTTAATAGCACGGGAAGCAGTAAAACGATCGAGTTCCTGAGCGTCACTTTTACGGCGGCAAACAGCCCGATTCAGAAGTCGGTGACATTCACGCAGAAATACACGGAGCAAGGCGTCGAAAAAACCATATCCGATGTATGCACATTCACAGCAACACTTACGAGCGAAAACCGCATAAGAATCGCAATGGTTTTCGGAAGTGGTGAGTGTTGGGCTCGGGCAACGGGCTCACTCGATTCAATGACAGTTAAAGCGGACTCCAGCGTGTCTGCGCTCGGACATCCAACATATATCGATCTTGATATAGGCGAGGCGTGGCACGAGGACGGGGGCTCAGCGGTATCGCTCAACAACGTGATCCAGCTGCCGGCTAATCTTCCGACGCTCGGAGTTGGCGACACAACAATCACATTCGATAACACTATAACGGCGCTGAGCATCGTTCCGAGGTGGTATAAGTTATGATTCCAATTCTATACGATAAAAACGAGACCGCTTTCGTTACGAACGGACTCGGGCGACTTCGTGATTGTATTTCGTGCGAGGTGACGGAGGAGCGAAACGGAATATATGAATGTGACTTTGAGTATCCCGTCAACGGCGCTCACTACGATGAAATAAAAGTCGGTCGCATCATCGGCGTGACCCACGAAGAATCGGACGACATTCAGCCGTTCGACATCGTGAGCTATACAAAGCCGATAGACGGAGTGGTCACGTTCCATTGTGTCCACGTCTCATACAGACAAAGCTACATCACAGTAACCGCGTCAAACATCAACACGCTTGCGGATGCGCTCACGGCGCTTCAAACGACAGAGCCAGCGAACCCATTCAGCTACACAACGGACAAGACATCGAGCGGCTTTGCGTCGGTATTCGATGGACTTCCGAAATCGGTCAAATCCGTGCTCGGAGGCGTCGAGGGCTCCATCCTTGATGCTTACGGTGGTGAGTACGAGTGGGACAGGTTCAACGTGAGGATGTGGTCCGCGAGAGGCGTAGACCGCAATTTCTCTATCCGCTACGGCGTGAATATGCTGGATTATGAAGAGGAGCTCGACACAAGTGGAACATATTACAAGTGTATTCCGTATTGGACGGACGGAACCAACAAGGTAGTCGGCTCCGTTCAGACCGCATCGGGCGTGACAGTAACCGGCCGCGATGAATGTGTGCCGCTTGATGTTTCGGATAAATTCGAGTCAAAGCCGACAAAGGCTCAGGTCGAGGCTATGGGTCTCCAGCTGATGAACCAGCAGAACCCGATGGTACCAAAGCAGAACATCCACGTTGAGTTTGTGAGGCTCCAGGATATGGGATTTGAATGGCTCGACAATCTGTACGAGTGCAAGCTCTGTGACACGGTTCGGGTCGTATTCCCTGACTATCAGACTGAGTCGCGCTTCAAGATCGTTAAAACGGTGTGGAACGTGCTCGAAGATAGATACGAGTCTATGGAGCTCGGTGATCTGTCCGTCACGCTGGCGGAGGCGCTGGGCATCAGCTCGGGCGAGACCAGGACCGCTCCAGAGGTCGATTTCGTCACATACACCGGCACAAACGGCGCGTGGCATTATGAAGTATGGAACAGCGGCAAGGTCGAAGCGTGGGGCAGCGTGGCAACCGGGACGCTCGCTCTGAGCGCGTCGGGCAATCTGTACCGGGCTACGGGCGTCGCTTTGGCAATACCGGCCGGCATTTTCCCGGACACGCCGCAAGAGGTCCAAGTGTTCACGCAGTTCAGTAACGCCGTGACGGTAGCGGCGAGCGGCAGCGCATCATCGGCGACAAATATCAACTGTCAGATCTACAAGACCACAAACGCCACTCAGGGCGTAACGGTACATATACACGCTATCTATTACCCAGCGGACTATTAAGGAGAAACAAATGAACAAAGAATTTTGGAAAGCAACAGGAATTCGATGCCTCAGATCATTCCTGTCTGTAATACTCGGTGCCAGAACTGGTGATGCACTCATTACTGACATCGACTGGAAGGTTACTCTTATCGCAGCAGTATCTGCTACGTTCTGGATTTTTATTGCCTGTCTGCTTGCAGGTCTGCCAGAAGTAAAGCTTTCAGGTACGCTTTATGCGCTCGACAACGACCCATACGACGAAGATGACGACGAGGAGGAGTAAATGGCTTTACTTACTATCGAACAGCGAAAGACGCGGTTCAGCTTTCTCGGTCTCGGTGAGTACAACGAGAAGAATATAAGGGCGTTCCAGAAGCGCTACCTCCGCAAGAAGGACGTGGACGGCGTATACGGCATCGACACCGACAGGGCGCTCAGGCACGTTTACAACGTCAAGAAGTACACGAAGAACTTTGAGCCTGAGGAGTTCAAGTGCGAGTGTGGTGGGCGCTATTGTACGGGGTATCCGTCCTATATGAAAAAGGTGGAGCTTCAGCACCTTCAGAAGATCAGAGATCATTATGGAAAGCCGATGACGGTAACTTGCGGACTCAGATGCAGGCCATACAACAATTCGCTTCGTGGCTCGATACCTAACAGCAAGCACCTATCAGGCTACGCTTGCGACTTCTATATGCAGGGCGTGACTGACACCCTGCCAAACAGAAAAAAGGCAATCGCATGGATCAAGAAACTTCCGAACCACAATTACACATACGGCAACGGATACAACTCATACGGCTTCAAGCTGTCAGCTGGCTATATGGGGAACGCGCTCCACACCGATACCAACAAGCCTGTGGCGGTAGCGACTACGGCAAAGGTAAAGAAGCAGACCAACGGTCAGAAGATAGCCGCAAAGGGGTGGGAGTTTGCTTGGCACAGCAGCAAGAACAAGAACGCTAAGTATCCGGGCGGTCACGCAAAGAAAGCGTATAAAGCGGCTCTGGACAAGTATTTCGGCAAGGTAAGGCATTGGCATCCATCCGCAAAGGTCGGAGCAAGCTGTGACGTGTTTATTGCTACTTGCATCAGAGCGGCGGGGCTCGGTTCAGCTCCACGCGGTATGGGCAGAAGTTGGCTTGATAAGTCAAAGAAATTCAAGCGAGTAAATGTGACATATAAGACCGCAAAGAACGGAGACATCGTATCCATTTATTGGAAAAACGGCAATCCGCACTGGGCTATGGTCTATAACGGCAAGATACTCGAAGCGTCTTTGAATGGCTGGTTCCCAAAGGTAACAAACACGCTCAAATCAAGGCTGAGCAAAGCCGGCAAGCAGAGCGTAGTTGTGTACAGAGCAAAGTGAGGTGATGAAGCATGAAAGACGGAATGATAATGGCGATTTTGGGCTTCATTGCGGCACTTCTCGTGGTGCTCAAGCCGATTCTTGACCTGAACACCAACATCACGGAGTTAAAGGTCAGCATCGACAACTTCCGCGAGTCGGTTAACAAGCTGGACAGCAGAATCACGGAGCACGGCAAGGAAATCGACAAAATCAGAGATCAGGTCGTTGACCACGAGGCGAGAATCAAGAACCTCGAAAAGGACTAAGGAGGGACGCAAGTGGAAAATAAAATAATCACGTTTGAAGCGAATCAGCAATGTCTCAGGAAAACAGGCGGCCCGAATGTATTCGCGACGAAAACGGTCAGCTATGTTGAGGCACATTTCGACCTCGGTGAGAATTGGACCGGCTTCGACTCCGTGTCTGCGGTTTGGTGGAACGACTTCGTGAAACCGATTCCAGCCGTGCTCGATACGGAGGGAATTTGCGGAGTCCCGTCTGAGGTCCTGACGAGGAAGGGCGAGGTCTATGTGAACCTTGTCGGCTCGATCGCTGAGGGGGACGTCCTGACCTCAAGGCTGACAACGGCACCGATCACGGCGTTCTGTAATAAGTTCAACGCGGAGCTGGGTGCCGGCACATCACAGCCGATCACTCCGTCTGAATATGAACAATTCGTTGCATCTGTAAAGGCAGATGCAGACAGAGCAGAGACGGCGAAAGAGGGTGCAAGGGGATACGCAGGAAATGCTTTATCATCGGCACAGAACGCTCTTGTTTCAGAAACCAATGCAAGCACATCAGAAACCAATGCCCACGCATCAGAAGTAAATGCAAAGGCATCAGAGGACGATGCTGAAACCTACAAGAACCAAGCGCAGACATACGCACAGAACGCCGATATTTCCGCTACAAACGCAGAAAACGCAAAAGACGAAGCGATAGATGCAAGGGACGAAATACTCGGTATGTCGGCAACCGCAACCACTCTACCCGAAGGTTCAGACGCTACGGCATCATATTCTAACGGTGTATTATCTTTGGGTGTTCCTAAAGGTGATAAAGGTGATAAGGGAAATACAGGAGATACAGGAGCACCCGCAGGTTTTGGTTCTGTTACGGCAACTGTTGATGATACTATTGGTACTCCGTCTGTTGAGGTAACGGCAAGCGGAGCAGATACGGCTAAAAACTTTGACTTTGCTTTTCATAATCTGAAAGGCGAAAAGGGCGATAAAGGAGATAAGGGAGACAAAGGCGACACAGGCGATGTCTCCCAGGCACAGCTTGACGCAGCCGTTTCTGACTTAAAGAGCGACTTAGTTGGGTCTAAAGAGGTTGCAAGTAATTATCTTTCGAGTGGAGTAACAGATTATATCGATATGACCGATGAATTTACTGTTACTGGTGTGTTCATAAAAAAGGATGGTACAGAAGCAACTTATGCAGCAGGAGTAGCTACAGGTTTCATTCCAGTAACTCCGGGTGAAGTCTATGCAGTCTACACGCAAGGAGATGCAAGCGGAACATGGGATGCGTGCTTCTATAAAGGCGATCAATCGTTTTTGAGCGGTATCGACATAGATCAGCGCGGTTATATATATAGAGGTGGAGAGGTAACAGTGCCATCGGGTGCATCATATATGCGGTGTTCATCCTTGAAGTCAACAGAAGCGCAGTTATTCAGAAAGTATTATAAAAGCAATCACTCGATGTTTTCTGAGATAAGCGATGGGATGGGAGCGGTTCCAAGTGCTTATGCTGATCTAACAGATGATTTGATTAGTGGTGGCACTGTGGGTATGTACTTGAATAATCGAGGCACAGCCGTTGGAACACCTACTTCCTCAAGCCCATATTTTGTAACGGATTATGTCGAAGTCGAAACAGGCGAAGTATATAAGTATGCACTTAAGAACCTTTATAGCAATGCGGTGTTTGCAGCTTATGATCAAAACGAATCTGTTATAGAGGTTATACAAGGCGAAAACAATGAAGTTACAGAAGGCGAATACACTGTTCCGTATAGTGTCAAGTATCTTCGTTTTTCAACACTGGATTACCCTAATACTTTTGCAGTAAGTAAGAAATTCAGTACATCTCTTTCAGAGGAAATAAGCACACTGAAACAGAATGCCGTGACCTTACCAATAACCATTGATACAGCTATTGACGCATTGGATTGCACATTGGCTTCAGGGTATCTAAATGCTAATGGTAACGTAGTTGAGACGGACTTGTATCTCCATACAGAAGATTTTATCGACTTGGACGAGCATGATTATCTTCTTGTAAATATCTCATATGGGTGGGATGCATCTGGCTATATTCTGTACGATTCGCATAAAATTAAGCTGTTTGCGTTAAGATCGAACACTGGAACATATGTAAGAATTGAAATTAACGCTTCAGATATTAGGACGGAATATCCTACCGCCAAGTATATTCGCTTAGTAGGAGAGTCAACTGGTCTGCATAAACTTGCAGTATATGGCAAGAAAACTGACTCCTCTATGGCTGAATACAGTAACGATGTCCTGAGCTGCGGTAATGTGCTGTATAATAAAAAAATTGCGTTCTGCGGAGACAGCTTTACCGAAGCTTCAAATCTGGGAATAAGTATGTATGACTATGCTTGCGGTTGCTACAAATCTTTTGGATGGAGAATAGCAAAGCGCAACTTTATGAAACTGTATCACGATGGTATCAGTGGCTCTACAATGTATGTTTCTGATGCAAGTGATCCGACTGTAAGGAATCCGTTCTCATATCAAAGATATAAGGATATTCCATCAGATTGCGATTATATAATCTTGCAATTTGGACTTAATGAAGCAAGTATAGCTGCTGCTGCTGAAACAAGAGGCACAAAAGACAGCTACGATATCCATACTATGTGGGGTTCGTGGAACACAGTTCTAAATTATTTAATAGAGAATCATCCAGTTGCAAGGATCGGAGTGATAATGTCTGATGCATGGATGACGCAAGCATACTATGAGACATTAAAAGAAATCTGTGAATGGTGGGGAATACCATTGCTTGATCTTGGTGGTGATCCGGATATTCCACTAATGAATGGCGGTAGGAGAGGTGGTTCAGGTTTAGTTTTAAATCCAGTAGCAAAAGACCTAAGAAACCGAACTTTTTATAACAACTATTCAACTGGCGATTCTCATCCAAACGATGCAGGGCATGAGTGGAGAAGTACCGTTATAGAAAACTGGATTAGAGGACTGTAGTCGGGAGGATTCAATATGGAAAAGCAAAAATGGAATGACTTGTCGGAACTTGAAAAAAGAGAAGCTTATGACGATTATGTGATGAAGCTGCGCCAAGAACATGGAGACTATGCAGAACCAATGCCATATGCAGAATTTGATGAAATGAACGAAGGTAGGTGATACATTTGTACGTTACATAGACCTTTAAATCAGTAACTGATCTATGCTAAAGACCCCGACACGCCTCTGAATATGCGTACCATGTCGGGGCTGACTTTCAATATACGGCTGCCGAAGGGGTTAGACAGCATTTCACCTCCTTTCTATCTTATACATACGCAAGAGAAAACCGGGGCTGTTATGGTCCCGGCTCTTTTGCGTTTTTGAGGCGTTTATTTGCGATTTGAGCGGGTTTTTATATGCGGTCGATAAGTTATACCTTATAGAACAGATAAGCATCTCCGTCGCGAATATCGACGCGCATGGCAGCGACCTTGCCGCTCCTCAGGGCGTCAAATGCGTCATAGCGATCCCACACGGTCCCGAGCTCGTGCCCGCCGACAGAAACCACGGCGCGAGGGTATTCGCCGCCATAGATGCTGACCTCGATGCGCGAGCCGGCAAGGTCCGCATCAGCCAGCGCCTTGATGCCGTCAAGGGCGGGCGCATATCCGTATGATGACAATTTAATTCTTTTGAAGCCGCGGTAGTGCTCGGCCTGAGTATAACTGAACACGGCGATCGGTTTTTCTTTTTTCGGTTTTTTCTTAAACAGCATCAGTATCACCTCCGGGACAATTATACACCATCAAAATAAATATTTATAAAACTTTGGCAACATTATTGCAATATTAGCGAAAATAGGTATAATTAAGTCGTGGAACAACCGAAGGGGCTGAGAGGCCTCTAAAAAATAGACACACAATTATTCCTAAAATCATAATTTTTTCCGATAAAATCTAAATCGGAATAGTTGGAGGATATAATTAAAGAGAGTTCCACAACGTGGGGCTCTCTTTTTTTATTATATCGGAGGCAAATGAAATGAAAATCACAACAATACCGCAGGTCGAATGTGTTGAGGGCAGAACGCGTCA